CAGTGGTCAAGTCTGAAGCGGAAACTGTGACGTTGCTGCTTAATGCGTGGCCGTTAACCGTTGTTGCGGTTGAGACCGCGCCCAGGTTCGCCAGTGCCCCTGCTGCCGTGGTTGCACCTGTGCCGCCCGACGCCGGAAGCAATGGCGATCCAAGCGTCTCACTGCCAGCCGCGACGGTGCCTGAGAACGATGCGCTGGTGCCGTTGAGTGCGCCGGTCAGCGTTCCGCCAGTGAGGGGAAGTTTCGTCGGGTCTGTGGCAGTTCCCGCACTAGTCGCATAGGTGGCTGTGGCCGCGTTGCCTGTGGTATTCGCTGCGTTGTTTGGTATGTCGCCGGAAAGCAGTGTGGGCAACTGCGCGTGAGGCAATGTGCCAGTGGTCAAGTCTGAAGCGGAAACTGTGACGTTGCTGCTTAATGCGTGGCCGTTAACCGTTGTTGCGGTTGAGACCGCGCCCAGGTTCGCCAGTGCCCCTGCTGCCGTGGTTGCACCTGTGCCGCCTGCGTTGACTGGCACCGTATTCTCGCCGGATACCGCTGCGCCATTTGCAGGATAATAAGCGATCTGGCCGGTTGTGCCGGAATTGACGGTTCCAGAACCGCCTGGCGTAGAACAGGTCCCATCCCACTTGAGATATCCCGCCGTGCAGGTAGCCCAGAGAGCCGTAACATCACTGTAAAGCGGTGTGCGCCATCCCGTGTTATCCGTGTTGGCTATAGCTATCGTATTTGCACCGGGAAAAGTAAAAGTACCAGATCCTCCAATGGCCTGCGGGAATCCGCTTACGCAAACATACATCTTAGTATTAGGCCATCCAGCCAAGAAAACAGGCAACGTTCCAGAGCAAGTTGATGGGACTGTGGGATAGGAAACTAATCCGCCATAACTCGGATTAACAACCCACTGCCACGCTAGATTGTAGTAGGAGCACGTATAAACCGTCGCTGGACTTGTGCCAGTGCTCGTGTAGATCGCCCCAGCGTTTGTCGATCCGCATACTGGCGGAGGCGGAGGTGTGGTGCCGCTCGTCTGCGCATAGACCATAGCAGGAAAGATCACGCTGCCGAGTAAAAACAAAGATATCCAAATCCGCTTCATCGTGACTCCTTAAAGGCTAAATGAGACTTCTGTCCATTTGCTGATTGAAGCCGGGTAGCCCCCATTGTTCGACGACACTGTAACAGAGAAAGTAGCGCCTGCTGGTACCCAAAATGTAACAGAATTCCACCCCTCTGAATCATTAGTAATCGAAGCTTGTGGTCCTGCAATACCGGCAATTGTCGATACCAACAAATAATCCACGCCGGCGGCACCGCCTGCGCCTCCAGCCAAAGTAACTTCTTCACAGACGGCAGCTCCCGTACTGTTTGTGTGGGTGACTCCAGACAAATAAGTTCCGGTTTTATCTATTCGTGTGCAATTAAACCCACTCCCGCCGCTCGCTGCGGCTGTCACCCTGCCTTTCACATCGACAGTGATGTTCGCCCCGGTATAGCTCCCCGCCGTCACTCCGCTTGCCGCGAGGGTTGCCGCCGCACTTCCTGGGCCGGTTGCTGTCACATCTCCGGTAAGAACTGTGATCGCGTTCTCATCCGCACTGGCCCATCCCGCACCGCCCGTATCGGGGTCAGTCATATTATTGTCTACCGTGCTTACCCAGTAGCCGTTACCGCTGGCCATGAGGACGCGTGCGCCTTTGGGATAGCCGCCAATGGCTGTTTGGAAAGAAGAGTTGTAGGGGAAACCACCGCCCGCGCACATCCACACATCAACGGCTGACATCTGGAATAGGCCGCCGTTCATATCCTGCATCGAAGGCGGGATACCACCCGATATAAGCGGGGTATCGCAAAGCGGCGGAAATCCGTCAGTCCAGGATGCCGCGCCGGGAGTTATTCCGACCTGAGATGGAACGGGGATCGGGTTATTCTTACTGCCCGCTGTTGCCCATGCCTTAATAATCTGTGCGGGTGCGTTGCTTAGCTGCATTGTCTCTCCTCACGCTACTGCATACGGATTACCTTCGCTCATAAACGGAGCTTGCCCAAATGGAGCCGCCCCGTCCGTCATTCCCTTGAATCCAAAAACCGGGAGATCGGTATTGACCATCCATCCGCCCACGCCCGCAGGTCTCAGAAAGATTCCGCTCTGAGTAATAATATCAATCTCGAACGGTTCTAGAACAAACTCGAACATATACCGGATTTCCATGTTGCCTAGATCGTTGACGTATGCCCGCCCTCGCCCCGCCATCCAGTCCATGAGCAGGGTATTGATTGAATACGAACTGTCCCGTGAAATGTTGGCAAGCGCCTTGAGCAGAATCAATTCAAGAAACTGTGCGTCGGTCAATATCGTTACTGGGTTTGTTGGAATCATTCTGGTGACTCCAACGATGCGCCCCCATACGTCGAGTCCGAACCCTTGCGCCGTTGCCACATCCCAAACCCACACATAGAAGTTGTCTATATCGCTGGAGGGATCAACGGCAGCGTTAAACGATTCGATGAGCGCAAGGATCGTCGGACTGTTCCCATACTGGCTGATCGCGGACTGTAGAACATTTTCCATAACTAGATCGCAGTCACCGTTATTCCACTCAGGTCCAGAGTTGGTTTCTGGTCAATTCCCATTGCCGCTTCGTATCCGGTTGGCGAAGACGTCAGGCCAACAAAAATGCTTACGAGCGAAAGCCCTGGAACCGCCGCAAAGATTGCCCCAGTATAACTGAGCGCCAGAATCAGCGAGGCAATTCCGGCAGGCGTATTGCCGTTCTCTCCGTTAAATTGCGCGATGATCGCGTTTTGAATCAGAGTCGCATAGTCGGAAGGAAGTGCCACCGCGTTCGTCACGGTTACGGCGAAATACACCGGAACAGGCGACGGTATCTCGAATGTCACCGCGTAGGCGGGCTGTGGGGCAGCGTAGCGGGTATCATAGACGGTTTCTGTTGTGTTTCCATTGTAGTTGCAGCCGCCGTCTTTGGCGTTCCATATAGCTTGTGCGATTGCGCTGGCCGAGCCGCCAACGACCGCAACATAAATTGAGTGTGGGGCAAGCGGATAATTTGTCGGTCCATAGTCCACCGTGTTTCCTGAAGGGTTGTCAATCACGTAGCAATCAAGCACGCCAGCAACGGCGTACACGTTTGCAAAAATAGCATCTGGCGTTCCATGGCTGTTAAGCGCAACGGAGTTCTGGCGGCGAAGTTCAAAGGCTTGTGAACTCTCCACATCCGAGCCAAGGATACCAGCCGCCGAATTTGTCACCGTATCCCATCCTGGCACGGTCCGATAAAGCTGTGTTAGGCTTCCCGCCACGCATGGAATCGGCCCTGTAGAGACATTGGCGAACTCGGCAGGGACTGTGCCCCCGGGACCGATTGTGACCGCGCCTAGAAGCTGGTAGACGTTCTGAGAGGTATCCAGCGCAAGAGCACCTGCGGGAATGTAGGTTCCCGGCAAGCCTCCGATGGTAGCAATGACGACCGTGGAAGAAGCCGGGTTGCGCGTCATGAAGTAGATTCTTCCGATTGCGTCCTGGAAGCGGCCTTCAGCATATTGCGGATCGACCTGGTTTGCAATGTAGGCGATGGCGCTGTTTTTATCGGAAATGATGGCCGAGTCGCTAGAGGCGATCTGACCTTGAGGGGTAGACATTCCCGGGTTGACGCCGCCGCCAAAAGCCGCGTTGATGTCCGATTGCACCCCGGCAAGAATCGCCGCATCAGTCGGAAGTATCACGCCTTCTGGGGTCCACGAAATAGGAGGTACACTGGTGCTCATCAGAAGTTCACCGTAGTGCCGGTTCTGTCGCTGGTAGTAAATTGCACTTGCCCGCTTACTTTGCGGCCCACAATCGAGGTAATGACCGTATTTGCCGTGGCCACTCCCGGTACTGTCAAAGCCGCTTTATTGAATGCCGCCGCGATCTGAGATGTAGCAGGATTCTGGCCTAAAAGTTGCTGCCAATAGGCCACGCCTTGGGTCGTGTCGTACCAAAGCTCCCCTAAAAACAGCCGTATTGCACTTGCCACGTCCTGAGCAACGGCATAGGGAGGAGCCGCAAGCGCAATGTCGCCATTAGAGTCGAGAACCAAGTCCCAGGCCAAATTGTCCAAAAGCAGCGTATTAAGGGGCGAACTCATGCTATTGGCCCTCCAGTGTTTCCACTACCCGATGTTACCCCTGTATGTTTGTGAGTTGCAAACGGGATTCCATCAAACGTGCTGCCGGTGAGATCAGCCACAACGTCTCCGCCTACCGTCAGGTCTTCCGCCATGGTCACATTACCCCCGCTTTGGGCCACAGCGCCCTGTAGGACGATATTTGGAGCCTGAAGGGTGATAGTACCAGGAGAAACGACCGTGACGCCTCCTGAGCCAAACTGGACGTACTGGCTGGGCACTCCATTTAACAGGCCGCCCAGATACATCCCGTCCGCAAAGTCGTGCATCCTGAAACTTCCGGGGTTGGCCTGCGCTTTAGTGCTTTTTACGGTCGTAATATCGCGGCTCGCAAAAACTGCAATGCCAATGTCTCCTGGTTGCGGGTCAATAATTACCGCATTCGCTCCGCCCTGGATGCGTAGGTAGGGAAGCCCGTACATTGTTACGTGAGGAGTGGCGACCTTTTGCCCGCTGATCTGGTTCACTAGAATCTGCACATCGACCGTGCCAACAGGGGACACACCGCCGTCATTTGAGCAGGCAATGACCTTGACGACCGTCGCCGTCTGCACCTTAGAGAGTGCCTGTTGAATGATGAACGCGAGATTATTGTGTACTCCCCATAGCGTCGAGGGTTGCAACATTCCCGCCGGATTGGTGACTGATCCCATCATGCCCCCACTTGCGGCGCGCCGGTCGTCGGCGATACAGCATTAACCGTTGTCATCCATGAACCGCCAGGCGTCTGGCTTGAAAGCTGATGCGACATCGAAACCACGATCCAAGTCCCGTTCGCCTTTGGAACATTTTGATCAGTCTGAGCTATTTGAACCGCGCCCCCAAAGGTGATGGCAGGATTGAATAGCGTCTCGAAATTGACTCCGGTACTGTTGAATATCGGGTAGCCTTCCAATCCGGTCTGCGGAGAAATGAGAGGAACCGCCGTATTGCGAGCTTGCCCGTAAGGAGAAATCGCTAGCGTATTAGGCTTTGTGCTGTCGAGATACATCCAAAATTTGTATGCTTGCATGAGTGAGCGGGCCTGTTCCATTAGAGTGTTTCCCCAGTATGAACCTTTGGCCACCGCGATATTCACACCGTTATTCTCAAACTGGTATCCCATGCCAGAAGCGATCTGCTGCATGACTGTTGCCACATCGGTATTCGCTGCGATGCTGAGAGGAGCTACGGGCTGCACAAGTGCGGAGTAACCGATCTGCGCTTCGACGTAGAGATACGCGTTTGGCATCGAGGTATAGACGCCCCAACAATTCAGAATGTCTCCGTTATAGACAAGAGTTTGCTGTGTCCCGTCAATAGCAAATACCTGAATCGAGTTAAACGCAAACGACGATCCCGAAGAACTCACAACCAAGTCGTCCCATAGCATGCTGGTCAGCGTGTTCATGTCGCTTGCCGTCACGCCGAATATTTGCGCCCGAAGCGTCCCCATCATCGCTCCGCCCGCATTGTCGATGTAAACTGAGGCGCGTAATCCTTCAAGAGTAATCGTGTTTCCCGTTTGCCCGCCAGAGGAAAACAGTGATCCGTTCGCCAGTGTGAAAATAAACCTTAATGCTTTCGTGTTTTGGAAAGAACTAGGAGCCGATCCCATTGAACGCCTCCAAGTCTGCTGAGTCGAGATAGAGCAAAACCCAGCGCGTACCGAGCCCAGTGTAAACGGGATCATCCGTTCCCTGCGTATCGAAAAAGACCATCCATCCCGAAAATCCAAGGTAGGATGTAGACACAAGCGATACGAGGTTCTTGCATTGCACGCCGTAAGCGATCTGCGTCCCATTCACAGCTAAGTCAAAGAACATACATTGGTTTTTCACATACACAGAAATAGAGCATGACTGTGCATCAAGCACAACCTGTGTCTGCTGTGAAGGCACGGATTGAAGAACGATCTGCTGCATTACTTGACTCCCACCGTGCCGCCCCCAAATATCTGTGCCAGCCATGAAGTAGGAGGCGTAGAAGGCTGCGTGATTCCGTTGCTCACCTGAGACGTTGCGCTTGGGGATTGCGGCGAAGTAATCGCAGTCGTTCCATTTGCCACATTGCTCAGCGCCGCCGTGACCTGTAAAATCTGCTTGAGTGATACTTCTACGATCAGCATGGTAGCGCCATGCGTGGCCGTGCGCTGGTAACTGTACCGCTCTATCGTGCAAGCCCCCTGCGATCCACTATATGAAGCATCTGGGGTGTAGACATTGTAGAGAGAAGTTGACTGGCAGGCCGCATCAATCGCAGCAAGAAAGGCTATTTTCTCACCCTCAGTACCGCTGAGAGCTAAAGTGACAACTGGATTTGATGGAACGAAAACTTTATTGAAACTCGCAAAAGATGCTCCCTGACTTACATTGTTCGCTTCAATCGGGAAATCGCTCACTTGCATCGAGCGCATAAACCCGAACGATAGAACGGAAAGCGTTCCGCCGTCTGTTGGCGTATAGACGGGCTCATTTGCTAAAGTGAAGATTCCCCACGGCAATTCTCCCGGCGATTGGTTTACCCATTCTGCAGCAGGCGCGATGCTGATATTGATACTCGGCGATCCGGGCGCGATTCGGGGAATCGCTGGCACACCAGGATAGTTCGGGACCGACGGATAGGGTATCAGCGGCATCAGTAAAGTCCAAAGTTCTGTTGCGTTAAAAGCGTGTTCCAATCCATCCCGCGCACCATCGAAGGCGTCATGGCAGAGCTTCCGGCCGGATTGCTCATATTGATCGTTCCGATGTGTGTTACCTTGCTGTTGTCGTTGCTGGTACTACTCGTATTTGTCGCCGAAGACACCGAAGCCGGAACCCTGGAAGCATTCGAGACGCCGTTTAATAATGAGGAACCTGTTTGCCACCTAGAAAGTTTCTGTTCTGGAGAAAGACTCGCATACCCTTTAGTGCCAAGCAGAGCCCGGGCTGCGGCTTTACCAATATCGTCATTAGCAAAGGTGGCAATCTTCTTACCACCTTGGGCGAGAACGTAACCCGTAGCTCCGTGCGATTTTGCGAAATCCCCGTACTCTATGTCTCCGGGGTTGTGCGCTCTCTGGGGTATGTTTTGCCCTTTAGAGTAATCGTAAAAACCCTCTCCCTCATAAATCGCATGAAGGATAAACCCGTTTATCGCATCTTGGGAAAGGGTTTTATCGGAATGCGTCGCCATGAATACATCGAACTTTTTACGCAATGCCTGCCCATTAGCAGCCGCACTGCTTCCAGTGATGACTCCGCCTATCGCCGATCCTATGGCAGGCAAATCAATTCCATGAGACTTCAACCATTTCCCGTATCTGTCGGTAGCTTTTTCGATCTTGTCCGCGAGTCCGTCAAACGCAGTGGAACAGACATCGATCCCCTCCGCGAAATCCCCCCAGTTGAACAGGGATTTTCCGCCCTCGGACCACACCTTGTAATCCTGCCAAAGGAGCAGAATCGCGGCTCCGAGCGCCGCAACAATCCCAACTACAGCAAGAACTGGCAGCGCGGCTACAAAAGCGCCCGATAGAGCCGTCCATGCGAGCGACACGGCACCGATAGCCCCGGCGAGTCCGGCAATAGCAAGCAGGCCCGCTGCAACCCCGGCAATGATAGCTACAATCTTCTCGTGACGCTGCGCCCAAACTCCGATCTTCTGGAGAATGTCGAGAAACTTCTCAAGGTGCGGCGTGACCTTGTAGAGCAGGTCATAGCCGATCTTGACAATCAACAATTCCAGATCAGTAAAGCGGAGTTTCAACTGTGCCGCCGACTCGGCCTCTTTCCCCGTAGGTCCGAATCCCTTTGTTCTTGCCAGTGCCCCCTGCATAGCTCCTGGCCCTTGCAAAATCAGGTTCATCACATCTTCGGGGATTCCGCTCGCCATGCCGAAGCTGAAAGCAACCTTGCGGTCCATGCCTGCGAATCGTTTCGACAGATCCACCATGATCTGATCGAACGGCTCACGAAAGTTTATGCCCAGGCGTGCAAAGAGCGGAAGCAGTTGAGGCATCTTCCCGATCAGCAATTCTCCCGGCATCCCCGCGATAGTCCGCATGAAATTCTGAATCGAACCCTTGCTTCCGCCAATCTCTTGCGCTGCCGCTCCCCACGCAAAGAGCTTTTGCGTGTTCATCTCCAAATTGCGAGAGAGAAAGTAAAGCTGAGTATTCGTCTCAATGGTGTCTTTGACGAACGCACGGACAGCCGCGGTCCCGCCGAGAACAGCGAGGAATGAACCTAGTTTTGCGGATAATACTGTAAGCTCAGATGCAGTTCCTTTAGATGCAGTGCCGATTCCCTTTACGCCATGCACGGTCTTCGATGCGGACTTTTCCAGATCGGCGAGCTTATTGCGTACACCGGGAGCCTTTGCGTCAACGTCTTTACTGTCAAGTCCGAGGGTGACGATCAGGCTGTCAATCACTGTTGCCATGGTCTACTCCCTCTCGTTTTCTGAATCTACGGCAATGATTTCGAGAAGGTTATGAGCATCTTCTTCCCCGTAGACCGTTTGAAGCTCCAAAAGTGTCGCCAATCTTCTGCCGACTATGACCCCAATTATTTTTGGGACGTTCGCGTACCCGGCTTGTGTTTTGCCGCCGCCAGTGTGTTGCCGAGTGATTCCGAGAGGCCGGCGGCGAGAGAAAAATCTAAATGCAATTTGAGCACTTCCCATTTGAGCATCAGCAGCGTCTTGACTTCTTCAATCTGCGTTTCAAACAGCGGGTATCCCACCTTGACCGCCGGTTTCTGCAGATTCGGAACAAACTCGACGCACTCCATCAATTCTGCGAGTAGCGGTCTGATTGATACGGCGTCAATCGCAAACAGCTTCTTGAGGCCAATTTCTGCAAGCGCCGCCATGCCCAACTGCAAAGCACCATCAGGAATATCCACATTAGCCGCTCCGAGCGCAAGCATCACACGAATAGCCCAGTCCTCCGCTTTCGTCGCGGCCATCTCTGTGAGCAGGAATTGCTTTCCCTTGTCCCTGCCCTCAGAGTCTACTGTGTAGGTACTCGTCTTTCGCGCCATAGTGCCCCCCCAATTTCGCTAGCTGACTGAAGGCTGAATTGACGCCCAGTTGATCGAAAATTCGCGCATGGTAAGCACCTTGCCCGCCGATGCAACTGAGTTGTAATCCTCCAACGTGCCCTTATTGCATACGTAGGATTCTCCAGTTGCGGGCAGATCGATAGTCGCCGAGATATAGTACACGTCGCGGGCCGCGCGCTGCGCAGCGAAGATCGCCTCGAAAATCTGGACGCTAGGAGAATCGGCCTGGAATGCGAATGTCTGCTTTACTGGGTTGAAAACCAAGCCCGCTGTCTTGCGGCCATCCACGCCGATCTGTGTCTCAGTGACCACGACCGCAGCCGTATCCCACGCCTTGTCAGCCGAGTATCCCTGAAGTTGCACAGGAGACGGGAAAAGCCCCGCGACTGTCATGCTGACTACCGAATTTGCAGAGGTGATCGTGCTTGCGCCGCCCGTCACCGCGTTCATAAATCCGCCCATAAATCACCTCTTAGAGAATGTCGATGCTTGCCAAACTAAACTGCTGAACCGCGCCACCATCGGTGTACCAGAGATTGATGATCGGCGTTTGCCGCGCATTCCTCGCAGTTGCACCCGGATCGAGGATTTGCAGGTAGTAACCGTTAGACTGAATCGTTCCCGCCACTCTTGCGCCAGCAGCATTGTTTACCGCAGCGGCCTGAGTCGATGAAAGTATTACGCCGGTCTGAATCACGCCAGCATTCAGCGCGTTGTTGATCGGCCCATCAAACGTCACTCCACCGTTCGCGGTCGGTTGGCCAACCAAAGCCGCTCGGATCAATCCGTATCCGGTCGGGTCATAAGGAATGTCATTCACCGCCGTGTAGAGATTGAGTAAGGCAAGTTGGAGCTGCGCGCTTAACCAAATCTGATCGATGTACTGGTCGGCCCACGGAAAACTCCCAGGCATATTGCCATTCGAGAAGAACGTAAAACCCGCGTTGCGGGATGCAAATGCCCCGTAGCAACTGTAACCATTCGCCAGAAGGTTTGTGTAGGTCTGGAGGTTTGCGCACGTTGGGAGGACCGCCGCCGCCATAGCCGATTTCCCAGCCAGCGTGATGCGCCCGTTTGTCTGCGAGAAGTTGATAGAGGCGATCATGCCCTGCACGAACGCCGCAGTATTCATAACCAGAGGGGCAAGCGAACCAAGAGCAGGATCGCCACCAATGCACATGACGCCTTCATAATGATTTGTCTTGGCAACTACGCCGAAAGGCTCAGTTGCGCCCTGCACGCTGGCCTGAACGTCGCTATCCCACGCGACCATCAGATATTCGTCATCCTGTTCGCTGAACCATGCGGCAAAGAGTTCTTTATTTGCCAGCGTCGGCTCAACAAGATAGCTCATCGTCGCCCAGTTCTGGGAAATCGCTACGACGTTGCTCATGGCGCTTGAGGGTGTATCAGCAGTAGCGCCCTGCGAAAGCGTTGCCCCGGTGGCTTGTGTGAGGTACAGATCGGCAGCAAGTGTGCCTGTTGCGTAGTCGATAGTCTCCGTTGCTCCGGTCAGTGTGCTTGTGAAAACAAACGTACCTTGCACCGCATTCCACGTAACCGCAAAGGGCGGCGACGTAAAAGCAGCCTGAATCTCTGCCGCCATCAGGCTTTGGCTTGCAACTCCAGTAAGATTGATGGAGCTTGATGTCAGAGGCACACCAGCAAAATCAATGGTCAGCGTTCCACTGTAGCCTTGGAGCGTAGCCAGCGGAACAGTTGCTAGAGAACCAGAAGCAAGCCAACCGGCCCGCGCCGCCGCGTTGTATGGTGCAAACAAGAGCGCCGATGGAAGCTGTGTTCCATTCACCATCCCCGCAAAATAGATAGACGCATAGGCGAACTCGGCCGATGATGGGCCAAAGAAGTCTGAAACAGCTTGTGCACTGGCAAAGCTAAGAACTTGCCCAGCGGGCATCAGGGGGTTTTGCGTCAGTACAAGGCCGCTCATCACTAGCCCTGCCCCACCAGGACTCAATACGCCGGGGATTACGTTTGCAATTTGCGAAGCCGGGATCGTCATTGTTTCTCCTTATGCGTCATTCCCTTATTCCAAGGGACTTGACCCTTTTTTGCAGTTGAGAGCTTCTCTTTGGAACCTTCCGACATCGGGCCACGTTTTTTCCCCTTGCGGATAGCCGATAATTTAGCTTTCGTTTCCGCAGAATGAACTTTCCCGGTATTGGCAAGGATTACAGCATCCATGCACGCCTTAGAAGGCTTTTTGCCTTTATTAGCTAGGGATGTTTTAAGTTTTGTTTCCGTAGTGACGATATGCCCCATGTGAGACGCTGACATTTTCATCTTCGTCTCTTCGGAGTGAACCAATCCAAGTTGACCCTCTCCACCTTTAGTCATGTTGTATCCGTGACCTGTCGGGGCGTACGTTCCGTAGAATTTGATGTAGTGTTTCTCAAGATCGTTCAAAAGAGAAGAATCGCACGACGCTACCTCAGATACGGAAAATTTTCCTTCCCCATGCTTGCGTATTGCGCGATAGAGTGCAGTATTGACAAAACCGGATGCGTTTCTGAGATGCTGAGCATATCTGTGATCGACAGACAACTCCGTCTTGCCAACATAGCCCTTGCTGTTAAGGAGGTTGCGGATTAGATAAATGTGGCCTGTCATGCTGTCACACCCTTAACGATGTTCATGCTCAGTATATCAGCACTCTGGAGCGGTACACAGATCACAGGGTTGTATTGAAGCATCATATTCAGTTCCCACCTGCGTTCATACTGCTCCTCACCTGTGACCAGCGGAACTTCGCGTCCATCGTCACAGTAAAGCGGGGCAATACCAGCAGCGAATTGTTCTGTTGCGTAAGACGTGCGCCAAACCGTCTTGACCGCTGCGCACCAATCGCCCGACGACTCACCGTAGAAGTCGGACTGAATCATGATGCGCTTTGGACCGATAATATCCTTCTGCGCATTTGCGCCGTCATACCACTGGCGAGGAACTTCAAGATCGATGCTGGATATTTCAGTAAGCTCGACGAATGCGCCGACAGGCATCGCTACGCGGTTTGCCTGGGCGCGGATGATCTGCGTAGTTCCCACAAAGGGTTGGATGAATGCACCCAGCGCCTCGATTACCGTATCGATGGCGATTGAAGAAATGTATTGGACTGGTGCGCTCATGCACTTCCCCAATCCGGCAGGTCCACCGTCTTCCCCGAGAGAGAATGCGTGCAATCGTCAAGGAATTGGATACGGCCATCGGTTACAAAGCTGTGGCATCGCCGTTCAGCGCGCCATTCCTTGAACTCCTCAATAGCGTTCGGATTTGCTGGGTATCTAACCAATATCGACGGCGTGAAGGTGGGTGATTCAACGCTTCCATTCCATCCCCACACATGATCTCCACGCACTGGAATACCATGGCTTTCTCCACATCCGGGGCATTCGAATATCGCCATTCCATCTGTCGCCACTCTAATCTTTATACTCATGCTGGCACCTGCATAACGAGTGCCGCGCGAGTCCACAGCGGCCACTGCTCCAATACTGCGACGGTAAGAAAAGTGTCAGTTCCGATGGTAACAAGATCACCGCCCTTGGAATGCGCCCGCACAACGGCGTTCAATGGACCGCGAAGAATGATCGACTGCGTGGCATCCTGAATGTTGAGGCCGTCAAGGTGGCGAAGATCAGCAGCGGTCAACGCCTGGACTTGAGCAAATCCAGTAACGGGAGCGGCATAGCTAGGAACCTGCTTGAGGCCAGATCCGATAGCATATCCGGTCGATGCCTTCACAGTGACAGAGATATTGGGATTGATCGTATCTGATATTCCGTTCGCAATTCCTCGCAAATCCATCAGTCGGCCACCTTATATGAGGTGCTGGAGAGCATAGTTCCCGTCCAGATAAGCGGCTTGGCCTGTGTACCGGATGCAACCGGCTCACCCGCGGCAACGTCTCTCTGAGCCTGCACTACATCACGCGCACGAATGTTCTGTGGATTGTTGCCAAACTTGAGGCGCAAACGGAGAGTGGTGCGAGAGAGCGGAGGAGCTGTCAGGTCAATGATGCTTTGCTTGAGAGCGCCTTCAATCTCTTCGCCCATAAAAGCCAGAGTCCGATGACCGTCCATCTTCGACCGCTTCAGTTCTCCAGCCATCATCTGAGGCCACTTGGGAGACTCGTTCGATACCATTGTGCGGAAGAAGGGGCGCGGCGGTGCAGGGAACCTGCCCTTGTGTCCAAACTCATTCCAGAACGCAATAGGAGCCTGATCGCTGTCGATGAAGCCCACCTGAACTGTTCCGTGCGCCCGCTTTGCCAAGTCGAGGAGCTTGGCTGTCACCGCATCGGACATCTTTATTGCTCTGGTAGCCAAATCGGCACCTGTTCCTCGAAAACCCCATCACACGAAACCTTGACTGCCGAAACCGTCGGTAACTCCAACTCTTCATTCTCGATTCGCTCCAGATCGCGCTCCAATTCGGAAGCGTCAATCGAGAGCGTAACCGTCGACGCCCCTTCCAGGAAGTGCACCTATACCTAAGAACCCTTCCACCCGCGTCGGGTTTGCAAAATACTTCATTCCCCGATAACAGGTCGTAGCTTGCCAGAACGCCGCTCCATACTGGCTTTGCGCGAACCATGCGCCGCTTCCAGGCGTCGCTGGCGTAAAGTCGAAGGTAGCGCCCACCGCCCCTTCATTGGCCGCGCTGACGCGCCCCACGGGACGGGGCTGGCCGTCTGCGGTGAGTATTCCGCCAAGAAACGCAATGTGCGCTGTTACCATGTTGAGCAGCGCACCGCGAATATTCACGTCCTGCACCACACTGCAATCTGTGTTATTGAGGTATAGGCCAGCTTCCGCAAACATCGAAGAGAACAGCGACGGATTAACGTTGTAGGCCTCTGTAAACTCAGGATAGCGGCCAACGAAAACGGCGGGATTGAAAACAGTTATCACGAATTGGCCGGCTCCAGCGTAACTCCATCAATCTTGGCTGTCTTGCTCATCGGCTCAAACCCAGTCTTGACCTTCTCCGCGTTCTTCGCCTTCGACTGCGCTTCCTGCTCAGAATGCGCCTCGAATACAGCCCGCGTTTTCAATGGCGGAAAACCCTCATAAGCCGCTTTCCACTCCGCCCAAAATTCAGCATCGACAGGCGTGGTAGAAAACATCTTGGGCGGAAGATAGAGGCCGCTTTCAGTCTTCGCCTCGTAAACACCCGCAAGCGTCACTGTCAGGTTGCGGTTCTTGGGGTGATGCAACACAAGGCCGTTTGGTAGACGGCAACCAATGAGAACTGTTTCCTTTGCCATGGTTCCCTTTCAAGGAGCGGCACTAGGCCGCGCTGAGGCCGCGCAATGGCGGCTCCTGTTGAATTACCTTGTTGCGTTGGGCCCACTGCCTATGACAGATCACGCAACCTTTCCCGTTTGCTCGGATATTCTCTGGCGTGCGCAAATGGCCGTTCTTGCAATGCGTGATAACTTCTCGAACCCTGCACCGCTGAGAAATAGCCATCTTTGCTTTCGTCTCTTCGGACGCTTTACTCCCCGAGTGAGATTGCCGCATCTTTTCAATTGACGCTTGACTGTGGGGCGTGTTGTGAATGGGGATATGAAGATTCGGGAGAGCTTTCATCATCTCGCCATGCTCGGCCCGTTTCTCTGGAGTCCAAGCATTTAGATTTGATTCCCGGCTTTTCTCTCTGCTTTCTTCGCGGTGATGACGGCCAGCCATTGTGAAAGTAGAAGGCGCGATACGATTCTTGCCGCGCTCCCTGGCTTCCTCTTTCCATTCCTCGGTATGCGTGTTACCGAGCGAGTATTTATTGCCAATGGCCCAAGGTGCGGACTTGCCTGCCATGCGCTCACTCGCGGCATTACAGTATTCAGGTGTGCGTTTTTGGCCTCGATTGCTAGCGGCGGCCTTGGCTCTTGCTTCTGGCGTGTGACACGTTACAGCAAGAAGTCTGTTGCCCTCGTTCGGATGCGCCTTCATCCATTCGGATTTGCGACGCCGCTCTTCGGGAGGCATAATACGTCCGCACTGCCCCTCGCCTCCGTCTGTCAAGTTTGCAAGACACCCGGTTCCATTGTCGATTCGTCCATAGATGGCAATGAGACGCTTTTCTTCTGCATGAGCGGCGGATTCTGAAACATCACGCACTACGAACACGATGCGAGCGAAATCGGAAGGGGGCTTGCAACGATGATTTTTGTCGAATGCCCTCATGCCTTTTCCCTTCCCAATGTAGTACGGTGATCCCGCTTTGCCGTGTTCTGAATCGTTCGCTCTCAGGTACATGTACACATAGAAATTGTCCATGTACCTATTCTAGCAGAAATTTCGCTAAACGCCCAAAAGGGAGGCCAATAAGAATGGACGGAAGAGCAAAGTCCCCCATGTGCCTTGGCTGGTCTTCTGCTTGAAACTCGACAGCTCAATCTTGATCGGATGCGCACGCAGCTTCTCGGTAAAGGCGGTGGTTGCCGTCCTCTGCCCCTGCATTTCATCCGCGATCAACTGCACGAGATTGCCCGACGTGGTTGCGTATTCGGGTGCCGTCTCGATCTTCATCTTCGGGAAGTTTTTCTTGAGCATATCCTGCACGTTGACGTTATAACTGTTCGTCAAGGTGAGATACACCTGAGAGGCTGGCGACATTGCCAAAGTCATCGGCGAAGCCATGTCGAGTTCCACAAGGCCGTTGGCTTGGGCGACAAGCTGGCCGTACAGCGCCTTGATGTCGTTATAGACCCAGACCGCGCCATTCGTGTCGGTTGCTTTCTGCGCCCAAGTGACCAGATTGGTGACTGCGGGAATGGGAGCAATCGGAGCCGAGAGCGACGGATCGTTTAGCAGCCCGTAGTTCGCCAACCCTTGAATGCCGAAAAAGTAGCTCTTATTCTGGAACTTGTTCAGCGTCAGAACCGAAGCGATTCTCTGTCGGTTAGCCCAGTCGATGCGCGCAAGGCCCATCTTTTCCAGTTCACGCTCACCCCACTGAGTGATGACCTGGTAGGTATACGACTGGCGTTGGACCCAGTTCACGTTCGCGCCAGCGATGCCTGACTCAGCGTAGTCACCGTAGGAAGAAACCATGCCGGTAGACTCGACAATCGGGAACATTGCTGTTTCGAGAGTCCAGTCACCCTTCTTGGTTTCCTCACCGACGATCTCAGTAGCCTTCATCGGGGCCACAAGAACTTCAATTACCTTGGGGTCGATGTAGGTAGACAAGAACGCGGGGATGCCGCTATTCGAGACTGTCACCAAAGCGGGTTGAGCATCCATAGCCAGCCGACCACCGCGTTCCTTTTCGGTCTGCTGCAACTGGGCATCAACCCCCATGAAATTGATTCCCCACTTCTGCGATACTGCTTCAAGATGACGGTCCATGTCAGCTCCTTAATTTCCCCACGTTGAGATTTGCACAAGTTCGCCAACAGCGGCGACAGACTTGGCAGTGAACTTGGTGATGATGCCCTGGGCTGTGATTACCACAGTGCCGGAGGCGGTGTAAGCGGTCCCCGGAATGTTGAGGCTGTAGAGCCCAACCCCGCCATACGTGCCGCTGATGAATCCAGCAATGCTCGTACCAGCCGGGATTCCGCCCGTGGCCGTGATTGGCATTCCAGGAAGCAGTGTGCCGGTAACTGCGGTCACATCCAGCACTGTGCCATAGGTGGTCATGCCGGTTGCGCTAGCCACGTAAGAGGCACCGCGAACGCTGATGGTGTAGACACCAGCCGTGGCCACTCCCCCGCCGCTGACAATTCCCGTCACCGTTGCGCCTACCGGGAAGCCGGATGCGGCGGAAGCGATGTAATCGCCAACCGATACGAGTCCAGCCGATGCAGTAATCTTGACCACGTTGCCAAAGCATGTGCAGGTAGCCGCGCTGAGGGTATTTGTGCCGCTAAGCACATAGGTCCCCGCGCCGCCCGTTGTGCCGCCGGTATCCTGAGATATAATCGTTTGGCTTCCGGCAATGCCGGACACGTTCGCGATTGTATCTCCGATGCTGAGCAGCCCCGTCACTGCGGTTACGTCGATGCGTGTCGAGTCGCCCGCATGCGCGCTGGCCGTGAAGGTAGCACCAAGAGCTCCAGTGTTGGTCGATCCGAGCGCGGCGGTGATGGCCGAAGGAACGGCAGGCAAGGACCCCACGCCTGGAAGAACCGAGCCATCGGCGTACAGTGCATAGATGGCTTCGCCAACCGTGCTGGAGCTAGTGCCCGCATTCTTGGCCAAGAAATCACCCGCAACCATCAGCGTGACAGGGAAGCCCGGAGGAATGAGCATCCCAGCCGCCTGCAAGTATTGCGTCAAAAGGCCCTGCTGGTCGCGATGAACGAACCCGGAAGGAGCAACGCCAGCGACGCCGAAACTATTTACCGTGCGACCGTCTGGGGCAACCCATGCGAACTTTCCAACGGTTACGCCACCAGGACCGGCAACGAACGCTCCGCCATCAGGAGTGAGGGCAGTAGCACGAGGATTTGCGCTGGCAAAGTCTCCCTCAACCCCAAGAGGGTTATTGAGGTTGACTCGCGTCTGAAAACTACCAATCAAAGGACTTCCCATGATCTTCTCCTTACATCACCTGAATTTGACGGCCTGCGCCGGTGAACTTCTCTTCCACTGAAACCGCATCGAACGCTTGCCGCACTGCGGGCTTGGAAGCCACTTGTGCGAGATTGAAAAGCGCCCGAAGAGCCGGCACGCCAACCACATCCTTGTGGTCAACCTTCATCTGGTCAAGGGCGAAGCTGTAGATGCCTTCCGCCGAATCCTGAGCCAGCACGTCCCCAACCACCGTGCGAACAGCGCGGCGCGCTTCGTCGGCGGCGCGAAGGTCAGCTTTGAACTCATCCATTGCGTGCTTCATCTTGTCCTCAGCTTTCTCTTCCTCGTCCTTGGCTGAGCAATCCTTGGCCTTTTTGTCCTTGGCGCGTTTTTCGAGGCGTTCCTTGCGCTCTTCCTCGGACTCCTCTTCGGACTCCTCTTCGGCGTCCTTGGCCTTGTGGTCGGACTCGTCCTCTTCTTCCTTCGCCCATTCCCCGAAAGATTCGTCCTTGCCGCGCTTGCCGTCCTTCGCCTTTTTGTCCTTTGCGGCCTTTTCTTTCTCTTCGCGGGCCTTCTTCTCAGCCTCGGTCTCCTCTTCGGATTCCGCGTCCTTGGCAGCTTGCATCGCGGCCAGGGTTTCCGGCTTGCGAAGCTCGGCGTCCATGGCGAGCAGTTTGGGTTCGAGCGCCCGCAAATCGCATTGCTTGCGCGTCAGGCCGATCACCAGGGGCTTGAGAGCGGAGTCCGCTGCCAGCTTGGGCGATGCAGCACAGAGAATTGCGTAAAGAGCTTTGCCGAATTTCGTTTCCATCTTCATCTCCAGTTTGCTGTCCGCTGCCATCACATCTGACCCGGCGCGGCCTGCTTTAACCAATGCTACGTGATTGCCCTGAATGTCCCTCATCACACCGTCGTACCGCTGTCCCTCGTACATCCCCGGCGTCATGTCGGCCCGGTAGCGATACGAGGCTGATAGTTCCCGTACCGTGTCCGTCTCCACTCCGGCGATTGCTTCCGCATCCCAAACGCAAATGTCCGCTATCAGGTACGGCGCAAGAAATTCCACTTCCGAGCCGATTGTCCCGGCTACTGATTCCTGCTTCGGATCGTCCGCACTCACCGGAGTATGAACGAACATCAACTGATTCCGCGCAAACGACGAGGCTGCTTTCGCCAGTTCCCCCGGATCGCGCAGCAGATAGTACACCCGTTCCGGCTCCAGGCCCAGCTTGTCTGCGTCTGGTATTTCGCGTCCGTAATAGGGATTGACCGTCGCCTTGGAGATGGGCGTACGCAGAATGTGCAAACGCCCGTCCGCGTCGTATCGCCGATTCTTTAAGGCTGCGTCGCACGCAATCTCCATGGATTTGAGAATTGCACTATGAAAACACGAGCGCAAGATAGGAGTTGACAAAAGAAAGGCAAGACGTGTACTGTTTGGTCATGCCGCCATTACGTCGAATCCGCTGCATCAATGGACACTTGCTCAAAACGAGCAAGAAACGCCAACGCTGCCCTATATGCCAGTCCAGGTACCTGCGGGAGTGGCGGGCGAAACAGAAGAAAGCGCATGACTGAGATTTTCGCCAACGCGGTATTCATCGCGCTTGCCGTGCTTGCATGGTGGGCTATCGAGTGCTGGAGGCACAAATGAAAAGCAATAAGATATTTTCAATCTTCACTGGATTGGCGCTAATTGCAGCTTCTGTCTGCTTTGCACAAAACAGTCTGTCCTGGCCTCTAGAGCAACGCCATTCACAGGAAGCGGCCAGATCTGAATGCTACGTTTTAGATTCACAGTTCCGACCGAATAGAGACAAAGCGGACGAACAATGCTCCGTAGCGGCTTGCACGTCCGGGTATAACCCCACAGCGTTCTCTCCAGAGCAGGCAAACATCTGTGCGGCGGAGAGAAAGAAGCATCCACAGCCGAAATCTGTCTGGAAAGTGTATATAGCCGCGAATGGCGAATATTTCAGAGCAAATATAGGTACTACTCGGCGCACACAATTGGGCGTCATAGTTATGGGACAAATACAAGGTGAAGACATCGTCGCCAAACCGATGATCTTCGATTGCGCTGGGCACTTTATGTTTTTCATCGATAACGATGAGACCGGAACATCCTCTTCAGGTTGGCAACTAGCTCCGTCTCACTCGGTTATAGGAGCAATCGCTAAAGATGTTTGCGTCAAACGGTGACTATTTCTCCACCAGGGTCCATGGGAGAACTGATCTCGACTGGCAGCGGCAGTTTATCAACTGACCCGGGAAGATAAACGCCTTCACGTCTGGATCATACATTCCCTTGTCTACTTCATATATTTTACCATTCATTGCCACATGAGATCGACGTGGTTCCTTACCTGCATGACTATGCATCCAAATACTTTTCTTGATCCCGATTTCAAGCTGTCTGGCTCTTTGTACCACGGCTGAACTCTTGTTTGCCTGGTCCCGGCTGATCAGCACAGCCCGGTTCGCCGCCACGTGGTAACGCGCCCGAATCTCCGCCGCCATTGACTTGAGATCACGGCCCGCTGCATAGTTCCGCATCACGATGCCCTCAACCTCGTGCAGGTATTGCGCCGGTATGGACTTGATTAACCCCACATTCTCCGCCAGTGACGCCTCAAACGCATCCCGCATGGCCGGGGTCATAGTGAACTCAATCGACCAGCCAGCCTCGCGTAGAGCCATCCTCATAGCCGCGCTGGTGCCCCTGAATTGATTCTTTAGGAATGAGTCGGCCACTTTAGGAGCCATGTCGTCAAACTTGCCCTGCCAGCGTTCGGCCAACTTCCTAAATTCAAACTGCATCTGCTCTGCGGGGGTTGAGTCAGTTGCCAGGACTGGCGGCGCGGCCTTGCGCTGGGCCTGTAGCCAATACTCCACAGAATCGGCCATCTCCCTTATGAGAGCGGTCATGCGTCGCTGATACCGCTGCCGGATACCGGCATTGGGCCAGATAGCGCGGATTGCCTTTACTTTGCTGACTTGCATGGCTCAGTTTTCGGCGGCAAGCCGAGCATGGGATGTGTCGCTTTGACGAGTAGGTGAATGTCAACCACTTCCAGCTTCCTCAGCGGCCTTGGCTTGCGCAAAATGAATGTGTCGTTATTGTTCATGCTGTTCCCCTTCCAAGTTGCGCCTGCTCCTCCGCTTCGTCTGGCGGAGCAATCTCCTTGGAAATATCGATGCCTTGATACCCCGACTCTGGATCACGTGCCAGCCGCTCGCGCTCCTCTTGAGAGTCGATAACGCCCCTGTCAATCAGGTTCCCGGCCCGGATGCTGTCATTGACGCGGATGGTCGATTCCTGCTCTTCGGTCATTTCGTAGAGCGGGATGAATTCAAACGTGATTTCAGGGTCGATCTTCCCATACATCGACATCTGGACGATCTTAAACATCTTGTCTATCGCGCTGCGCCAGTGTGCCTCTTGCTGGGCGTGGATGTAGTCGTACCAGATGCGAACCTCGCCCTCGGCCACGTTGCCGAACCCTGATGGAGTGATGCCCGTCAGAACGGTTGCAGGTTCCCTCGACACGACGCAAAGCTGCTCTAGCGCCTGTGATTGGAGTTCATGCAACCCGCCCAAGGGAACGGCAGTCTGCTCAAGCTCCTCGCGGTCCTTATCCAGCGCCATCACGCCCTTATTGCTCCGCGTGGCAGTGAACAGTTTGATTCGGGCAAACAGGTTAGAACCATCATCTCCCCCCGTGAGCACCTGGTCCATGGCCGTCTTGAGCACAACGATAGAGAAGTTGTTGATGAGATCCGAAACGCTCTGCCGAGTCCGTAGCCAATTATTTACATAAGGCTCGGCAAGTTGCGAAAGACTCATGCCGGAGAAGTTGAACGCGGGCTTGAATATGTCCGGTACTTCGCGGGTGATGGTCACTATTATCCGCGATGCGTCCCAATGCTCACCCATCACCCACCAGCTATCCGGCCTGTAGAAGTTTGGGCTGGAAGGCGTAAGGGAGTTGTACATCAACGGCGTGGTCCAGATCGGATCAACGTTCTTGAATCCAATCAGGCTGTCTTTCTTGACTGTGCGCGGGTCAATGATGAGCGGAGTCTTTAGATCCGCTCCCTTGATATTGATGAGAATCTGGCCTGTCCCGTAGAACGCATCATGCTCGGCAGCCTTGCGGATGATGCCCTGAATCCCAAGCGCAGTGAACGCCTGCTCAATCTCGGTGATCTTCGTCTTGGTCGATTCGTCCTCGGTGTCTGTGCTGTTGAATTTAATCCACTTGCGCGTCAGTTCTGTAGCCAGCGCGGTCGCCATGTTGCGGTATTCCGAGCGCAAAGCTAAGAGCATCAAGTACGGGTATCCGGGAAAGCCTTCAATATTGCTGTACGCATAGAGTTGTGAACCGAACTGAGGCCCAGCATCCATTGCCAGCCGAGCGCATTCATAGGCCGGGGCGGAGTCCATTGCCACTTGAGCCGTTGTCCCTTGCGGCACTACTCCCTTCGGTATCACGGGGATCCTGATGGGGTAGTGGACGCGTTCAATTGGTTCCTCAAGAGCCAACCGAACTGCCGACGGGCTGATTCTCTGTGTTGCAAGTTCGTTACCTTTACGTTTCCTCTCGCGGTAACGGCGGACACGATCACGAGTCTTTTCTTGGGCGGTGGTCTCTGGTTCGGTAAGCATTATATGTTGACCCCAAAACGATTATGCACCAATTCTTTCATTTCGTCACGCGGGTAGTATCCCTCAGCAAAGAAATCACCTAAGCGTGTCCAACCGTTACGGAAGTCAAACGGACTTGACCCGCGCCAGCATGGAAAACTGCTTCGCACGCCGTCGCGCAAGGCAATCTGGCGCTTGGAATACATCACCGGCGTGGGCTCTGCAAGCATTTCCTCTTCTGCGCGCCTATATCTCATGCCGCATCCCCTCCAAAGTCGAATACCTCTTGGCTCAGGCGCTTGGCTGCGATCTCGCAGTATGGTTCATGCAGTTCAATCCCGATTGCAGTCAGCCCCATAGCCTTCGCCGCTACAAGGGTGGTTCCTGAGCCTGCAAAGGGGTCTAGAACCGTCTTTGCGTCGGGGAATAGGGAAAGACACCACTTCATCAGCGCGAGGGGCTTCTGAGTAGGATGGCAAGCCCCATCGCCCATGAGTGCCACTCTGTTGAGTGTGAACACGCGCAAAGGCCCGCGCCGTGAGCTTGCTGCCAGTT